ATTTCCAACCAACGGTTTTCATTTGGTAGACAAACTGAAACTACTGTCTATAAGGATGGTAATACTGTAACTGGTATTGAATCTAAAGAAGTAGTTAACTTTAGAACAAACTTCAAGAATATTGATGCTCATACTTTTAAGTCTATTTCAGTACAGAAATTAAATCCTTTTGTAGATGACTTAGATATATATGAAAATACAGGCTATAATATTCGATATAAGCCTGGAATGAATTCATTCAATCTTATCCATATTTCTCCAGCAATGGTTGCTGCAGGTCTTAATGGTGCTGAATTACTAGCAATATTACTTCATGAGATTGGACATGATTTCTACAATACATCAATTCTTACTAAGTCATTTAGATTACTAGCAATTATTGGTAATGCTCTAGAAATGGCTACTAGCGTAGTGATTCATTATATCACTAGACTACCATCTATTCTAGTACCAGATAATCTAATTACTCAAGTAATTGGTGCGGTTATTGCATTCTTTGAATCATTAGCTACAGATGTAATGTATATGATTAAGCATCGAAAGATGACAAATGCATTAGCACAAAGTCTTGGAGTTATTGGTGAATTCATCAATACTATCTTTGGTATTGTAGGTGATTATGCTACTACTCTAAAAAATATTTTTGTTGGTCCACTTTTGCTAATTCTTGCATTACCAAAGCAGCTACTAAGTTTCTTCCTCATGGATGGTCTTACTGAAGAAAAATTCTGTGATGAATTTGCAGCTATTCATGGCTATGGTGGTGAATTAGCTTCAGCATTAATGAAGACAAAGAATCCTACTTTATTGTATGATTCAAATCAGGGCACAATCCAAGGTCAAATTGCAGTATTAAGTGCATATTTTAAAGATTGGTCTAATTCAGCTATTAATCTTCTTGATCCACATCCATCAATTCAGACTAGAGCTAACTATATGGCGGATGCTTTAAAGAGTCACTTAAAGCATGCTAAAACTCCTGAAGAACGTGCATTGATTAATAGTCAGCTTAGAGCAGTTATTAAGGGTAGTTATTTAGCCACTATTAATCGAAATATTACTGGCAGCTCTAAAGATATTGAAAATGCAATGATGACTGCAAATACTACTTCATCATTTAAATTTACATCTGACTTATTTGCAAGTGTTCCAAAGATTGCTACTGATTTAATCTTGTCTCTCTTCAGTTTCTTTGGACCTGAAGGTAAGCGTCCAGATTCAGTACTTAAGCTACAGCAGAATCTTGTAAAACAAGGCTCTAGTAAGTAACTAATATAATAAGGAAGCATATGGCAATTACAGCTAAAAATCGTAAAAAGGCAGAGAAGTTAATCCTTGATACTTTAAGTAAGCTTGAGCCATCAGGTATGAATACCGAGAAGTATCGAAAGATCTTCTCGGAAATGTCGGATAAACAGTTCGTAGATTACTTCAAAAAACTTAAAGAAGATCGTAATGCACACTTATATGTGGAGTGTGACTTATACGGTAAAAATCAGATTACTTTAGGATCAATCCAAAAAGCTGCTGATTTCTTGAAAGTACCTTTAGAAGAATATGTTTATATTCGACATAAAACACCTGATGGAACTCCTATCAGAAGTAAGTTCCGTGTACCGGTGATGTATATTCATTTGAAGCGTAATTGCGCCCATATACTAGAAATAGTGTATGCGTATTACATTAATTGCTGGAAGTCCCTAAAGCTAGTTTAATCTAGATTGAGTATAGCCAAAAGCTATATTTCTATACAATGGGTAATCAGCAGCACTATTTTAACTTATACTTTACCTCGTAAAAATAAATAGTGTTCAACGACTATTCCTGCAATGGAAGTACATATCAAGTGATATGGAAATGTGTAATATCCTTCTAGGATAATGATATAGTCTCTTCTTATGTGAAAGCATAAGCTGATAGTTAACAACTATCAATAAGATTAAGTATGCAACAGATCCAGACTAAGAAAGTCAAGACTTCTATTGATATTGAATCTGGTAATGTACGTTCGAATATTACTGGTAACTTAAATCAAGATAATAAGTCGGGCCGATTCACTGATGCAGATACACAAGCTTTTCTATCTATCTTATCTGATAAGAAACTTGAAATTGGAAAGACTGGTAAGAAAGAATCTGCTATTCTTAATGAATTACTATTGGCTCGTGGTGGTAATGCTGCTATGAAAGCTGCAATGTCAAAGAATATTTCACTCTTTGGCGCTGCTTCCCTACAAGACGTTGATGTAGGTACATCATATGCAGCAGTATCACCGGGAATTAGTAGTGCATCAGCTATTACAGCAGAACCAGCTAAGAATACTATTGATGCATTCTTAATTGGTGCTGGTATGAAGTCTGACATCATCTATAAGTCATTAGTTACACTACAAGGTGAAGCTAGTAAGTCTGAAGGTGGTGATGGTGATGAATTTGCATCATTAAGCAGAGCATTAGGTCGTGAATAAAATAGTCCCTATACCTTCGAAAAGAGAGTATAGGGATTTATTTTAAATTTTGAATAAAGAAAACCCCTAACCTCCAATTGGAAGTTAGGGGATTCTTTTCTACTACATTTTTTTTTCTAAATATTAGCCTGTGAAGGTACCAATATTGTCGAAAGAATTTTCTGTGTAGAATGGGTAGACGCGATCGGCAATATAACTTGATGCAAAAGCGTCAACAGCCTGACCAAAGTTTAGAACAGCCGAGAAAGGTTGATCTAGCTCTGCTAGGTTGTGGTCGCCTGAAGCAAAGTTATAGTGCTCAAGGTTCAGACGTTTTGGCATGACATGTGTCCACAGGAAAGCACGCTCGATGTTTTTACCTGAAAAATTATCAGCATCGGGACGTGTCACCACGTAGAGAAGCACACCGGTATGGTTTGAGCTATGATATTCTAAGTTATACTGCTTAGGATATGTAGCAATACCAGTTTTAGGATCACGAATACCTGATACCCATTGATCGTAGCACTTTGTCAATGGGGAACCAGAGTGTTCTTGATACTGTAGTGTAAATTCAGTTGGCTTACCTGCCATGCTCTTAGCATAGTGGGTTTCGTTAGAAGTAAATCCAGCATGTACGCCATCTGTATCAATATCAAGGTTGCTTAGACCTTGGAACGATTTGAAGTTTTTCTGTGATAGTTGCTTAAATTCTTCAACGTTATCTAACCATGTTGGAACCTTAATCCAGGTAATGAAAGCATAACCCGATACATATGGGTCAAAGCTTCCAGAACCTGTATTAATAGAACCAGTGAAAAAGTTAGTAGCGGTAGCTGAAGCGTCATGTGACGTTAGGCTCTGATCACGTGAAAGTGTATTACCTGCCATAATTTTTCCCTAGCTATAGTTTGGATTATCGGTTTACAACGATATCAGTGTAAATACGCTCAATGATACCTGTAAATTCTAGTTCAATACGTACGCGAGCAATCTTTTGCTGACGATCGTAATCTGAGGCATATACGGTCGCAGTAATGTATGTTAGCGCACGATTTGATACCCACTTCTGTAGATTGTTATTAAGATTGTAATTAATAGAATCGTAAGTGTTCTTATCGTTGAACTCCATACGATAATCGCTAAGCATTGTCTCTGTTTCACGCTTAATACGTAGAAGAGCACGGACATTGTTGATGTCTGAAAGTGCTGATGCTACTGTTTGTGTAGTAAGCTGTGTAGCAAAGTTAGTCTTACGTGGATCACGTTCGATATAGTTAACTTGTGCCTTGTAGAGATTTTCCTTCCACATTTCGTTAGGAATGAAGTTAATGTTATCGAAACCACTGATAACACCACGACGTGGACCAACAAATGGCCATTGAATACCGAATGCGGCATCATTGGCTGGAATCATGCTTGCTAGTAGATATAGTGATGTAACAGTGACTGTTTCGCCATTGTATGCATCATAAATATCACCATGCTGTGCATAGATACCTGTGTAGAAGTTAGACATTGAGATTGAGCTACGACGGAAGTCGATAGACTGTTGCTCATTGCCTTGGAAACCTACATCTAGAAGACCAATACAATCCTGACGAGTATCTACAATTAGATCACTAATTGCATTCTTGACAGCGGCATCATAGTTAGCATCAAGAATAACGTCAACTTCATAGATCTTTGGATCTAGAAGGTTGTTATCGATTAGACCTGAGTATGCCTTAACATATAGTGCTTCTTCAGCATTACCACCTGTCCAAGTACCTTCTGAGCCTGAAGCTAGATGAATAACTGAATTAAGGTCGGTACCAGTTGCATCCCATGTAGCGCCACCATGAATTGGTGCTGGAGCTGGTGTGCTATAAACACTACGCTCTTGACCAAATAGGATATCAATGAAAGCTGGATTGGTTGTACTAGCTAGATCGCCAAGAATCATTGCTGCAATCTTGTCGAAGTTATCACGACGACCAAGAATCTGGAAATAGTCTGAAGCGTACTTGTTCACTACTGTTGGTAGGAACATTGAAGCACGTGACTTATCCTTAGCATCTGGATCAAGACTTACTAGGAATGGACCTGCTACTACTACGTCTGCACCAGTCGCATCTTTAGCAGTGATTGAGAAGTTATAAGTACGTGAATCGTATGTTGAATCAAGATCGCTACGGAGAGAGATCTGCATACCCATACCATTATAACCATCACCACGACCGGGAGGTAGTGCTACGAATAGTGGTAGTTCATATGTAGTTGAACCATCTTCATTTGTAGTTGTCTTATCTTGATTAAGAACTGTTTGAACTGCTGCTTTTGAAGCAATGCTTGCAACTAGAGGAGCAAAAACAGGTTTAACCTTAACTGAGCGTGGTACACCTACTACTGGTGGTTGTGCATCTGGATCAGCAACAACTTCTGGTGTTACAGTAACGATAAGCTTAGCCATGACGTTTGCAAAAGTTGCATCGTCTGGTAGAATACGTAGACCATATACGCCACCACCGCCACGTAGCCATTGAGCGGCATTGTAAGCTGCTTGACCATATTTAGAAAGATTGGGAACACCAGTCTTAAATAGGAATTCAGCTTCAGAACCGTATTCAACGATCTGATTATCGACACCAAGTGGAGAACGGAAAGCAACAAAGAGTTTTGTAGTACCTTGTGCTGTCTGAAAAACTTGAGAGTTATCGATAATTCTTGTGGCTACTGACGGATGTAAATATTCTGTATTAGCCATTACATTTCCTTAAAAATAAAAATTAGCTTCATTTCCATAGTTTTTTGAATAATGGATTTTCTTCGAAAAATTCAAGAATCTAATTTTTTGTTGATTGTTTATTATAAACAACCCATAGAAAATTCATTATCCGTTTAGGCAAGATCAATTAGATCATCAACCGGGGAAACATTGTCCATACTCTTTGTTCTTGAGAGATAAACACCTGCTTGCAAGGATTTCTTTACATCTTCAAAAGAAAGAGCACCAAATACTGAACGATTACGCCCAATATCCTTAATATTGATTAGCGTATAGTCAGTTGGACTTACACCTTTCTTGTCAATAGCCATTCGGAAAGGCATAGTTAAATCATCTTTATATCTGACCATTTCAGAAATCATTGCTTCTAGAAGTTCACTAGGTACATTTAGTGATACACCATTAAAAGACATATTTTGAATGAATAATTTCAGTAGATCTTCGAAGTTATCTACTGGAATTCGAGCAGATGTAAAGTACTTCATAAATCTATCAGCAGATTTAACGTGTCCAACGAAATATTGCTGTTCTACAATAATATCATTAGTTTTATAAAAGAGAGTAACACTTTCTCCATCTGACTCTCGTTCAAGGACATTTAACTTTATAGCTAATGGAAATTTTACTGTGAACTGATCTTTATCATCAATAGAATGGATTCTGAAGAGGCCATATGTAGAGATATTAGAATCTACTTCTTCTGCAAGACCATTATCAAACATATCTTTTGAAATGATAATTTTAAGGTCTTTCTTAGCAATAAGTTGGATTCCGTCTTTATAAAGATACTGATCAATTTTGTTAGCCATTGTTTTTCCAATAATAAAAGCATAAAGAACCCTATACCTTTGTTTAAAAGGTATAGGGACTTAAATATTTACTTCATCGACTTGCGATAATCACATACTTTATTGATGAAGCTTACATCAGATGCAGTTGAGAATGCCACTGTAAGAATATTTGTAGTAAGCTTTGCATAAATCAGCTTGCTCTGCATAATATCTTTACGGTTAGCATTAACGAACTTCAAGAAGAAATACACAAAGTCAATCTTATTCTGCATAAACTTACGACCTTCAGGCTTAATAGCATGAATCTTCTGAAGAAGAACGCCAAGACCTTCAAAGAACTTAAGCTTATTAGTACGAGCAAAATGGTCAACCTTATCGTATTCCATTTGTACTAGACCAAGAGAGATTTCTAGTTGTGGATTAATAGTCTTACCAACAAAAAGAATCAGTGATGATTGCTCTTCAAATTCATGAATATTCTCTAGAAGAAGACGAGCATTCGCTAGTTGCTGAAGCTGTTCTGCAGTAGGAGCCGAAGTTAGTTGCTGAATATCAGAAATTACAGTAGTTGCTGAAGTTTTAAGATTTTCTACCATCTTTTCAGCTACATTTTGTACATGCTGTACAGCTTTAAGATTCTGATTATCCATTGCAGATTCCAGAGTCTTTACATCTTGCTGAAGCTCTTCAGGAGTCTTCTTAGCTAATTCTTCTTCGCTTGTATTTAGAAGACTTTCAATCTTTGCTTCATCGGCAATAATCTCAGTAGTAGCAGCATCTAGTTCATTTAAAAGAACTGCATCTGAGTCAACTACAGGAGCAGCTTCAACTACTGGTTGAGTATTATGATTATGATGATGGTTGGACATGATGTAGTTCCTAAGTGTAATTTACTATTATGCTGTTGGTGCAGCTACGATTTGCTTAATTGTGTCAATAAGTCTATGCTTAAATGCAATTAAGAAATCGGGGAAGTGTTCTGATGAAAGAACGTTAGACATAAGAGTTTGATATGATTCACATGATTCCGAATCAAATAACTCATCAAGTGCTTCTCGTTCTTCAGAAGTTAGGTCGATATAATCAAAGAATGTACCAATATCAACATTTTCAGCACCTAGTACTGTATTAGCAATATCTAATGCATTAACGATAAGAATGATATATTCAGGATTATCTAGATTAAGCTCAGTCTTGATATTCTGATATACTAGATCTTTTCTAGGTGTAGATTGCTTAAACTCAGGAGCAAGAGTCTTCTTATTGTTATAAGCAAAGCTAATTAGATAAGTTAGTAGATTCTCACGGAATCCAATATAGAAAGTATTGTAAATCAAATTAACTAAGAAGCGTGCCTGTGGTGCTTCATTAAATTGGTCTGAAATAGCTTTCTTATCAACACCAAAATCTTGACAGAATTGATTGACAATTAATGTATTAGCGGCAGCTTCTACATTAGTTGCATCATCAATTTGATCTTGATCTAAATCAAATCTATCTTTAATAAAATCAACCTTAGTTACAATCGTATTGTATAAATCATTAGATGGTTTATTTGCAATAAGATCTTGGCGGTTTGATAGATATTCATCTAATCCTTCTTGTAAAATGGAGGCTGTCTCCTTTACAAGAATACTGTCACTGTCTAAACTAAACATAATTGTCTCACGATCTAAAATGTCTTAAAGGGTCAGCACTAGCTTTACCAGCTAGCATATTGGCTAAATTAGTATCGATACCACTTGACTGTGGTCCCTTTACCTTATTATTTTTCTGTCCTAGAATCTTAGCTAGCTGGTCTGGTGGTACACCGTCTAGGATCATTTGGGTTAGTTCAGCAAAGTCATGATTTTGACCCTTATTAACTGCAGGATCATCCACAACTTTTCGAGTAATAGCATTGAAATTCTTAGCATTTTGAGCAACTTTAGCTCGTGTTCTTAAGAATCTACCAATATTATTACCATATCGAACTACATATTTTACGAATAAGTATGAGAATAAGACGTCATCATGCATACCTACTTCGTGGTCAATACGTCCATTCTTATAGATAAGACCTTTGACATCATCATATAACTCTGGAATTGCTAAAAGCTCAGGTTCATCTGCAACGATTTCTTTAAGAATATCGATCATTAGAGGACGTGAGGCTTTATCAGTAGTAATACCATACTTAATACTATCTGTCTTAGTAGCAGGATTATTAGCTGTTTTGTCTTTATCAGCTAATTTATATTCATAGTAAATATTCTTAGGAATTACATCTAAGAGATTTTCTACCAGACCTTTACCATAACTATTAAATTCAGGGACTACAATACAGTTAGGCAATTCTTCTTGAACTAGCTGTGCAATAAGAGAGCTATATACATTAATATCAATAGTATTATGCTTAAATACTGCTACAGGAGCAAAATCTTTTTCAGGATCAGTAATAGTAAATGCTGAATTATCTGCATCAAGACCACCTGCAGTATCAACACCCATGAAATAGACTTTCTCTTTCTTTAGTTCTTCATAGAGTACGATAGGGAATTTGAAAGTACGGATTTCACCAGTACTCTTGATTACCTTCTTGATATCCATATATTTGATACCAATAGGTGTTCTTTTCTTACTATCAATAATATCTAATTGCTCTTCAGTAAAGACCGAATTATCTGATGATTTTGTCCATTGTAGGTCAATTTCACGTTTGATAATAGCACGGTCATTATTAAGAACACGACATTCTTTCTTATACCACTCTTCATCAAGACCTAATTGTTTCCATGTATAAGAAATATACAAGAAGTCATTTGATGAGTTAGTAGCAATGTAATCTTTTAATATATCACGGTCCCAATCATACATCTCTTCAACGAAGACACAAGCGTTATCTATAAGACCTTTACAGAAAGCGCCCGCCGGATTGTCAATGTTTGAAGGAGTTGTAGAGATAATACGACCGTGTGGTCTACCATGAGCTTCAGCAATTTCAGATACTTTTGAAATAGCTGGACCTGCTGACTTAAAGATAATATCGTTATACTTTAAGAATGCGAATTCGTCAGGCCAATAGATCGGGATAGACATACCACGCTTATGTTATATGATAATCGTTAATTATCAAGCTTATGCTTTCACATAAGATCAGACTATATCTTCACCTGTTAAGGGTTCTACATTTCCATTCTACTTAGAATGTACGTAATAGTCGTTGAACAAATTCATCAAAATTTTTGTATGTTCCAAAAAAAACCTATGATTTCTCATAGGTTGCTAACTCCTAAGAGTTAGACTTCAAAGGTTTGAATGGTAACTCGGAAACGACCCGGAAGAGAATGTACTTCATCCGAATCAAGAGTTTTGAAAGTATGTGGACTTGACATAACTTTCTTACCAGTCAGTTTACCATCAATCTTTTCGATCATATCTACTACACGATCGTAATGCTCTTTCAGTTGATCTGCAAAATCTACTTGATCATGCTTATTGCGAAGTTCCCATTCACCATGAAGAAGTTCTTCCAAATAGTGAGGTAGATGTGTAAGGGAATAGTCTATGGAAATACCATCCAATCCCTTTTCATCCAATTCTTCTTTCGAAACATCACGAGTTACTGACCAATCAGCAGCATCACTCAGTTGTCCATAGGACGCATAAGGATATTGATTATGCCAAACTCGGTCATCGCCAACTATTTGGCTCTTGAAGATAAAGCCATCATGCTTAGGCTCTGCATCTTCACGATCCCATTCATTACGAACCTTATGGTGTTCTGTACATTTCAACCAGAAAATGTGAATTCCTTTCAGAGTATTATCCCAAGGGAGATAAGTATTGCTCATCAAAGCATCATTACCATTTGCATAATTGAAATGGACACGAATGAACGGAATGATCGAACCGACTTGAAAACGCATGATAATTTCCTTAAATAGAAGAATAGTTATTTAGGAGCAGTAAGACGAATTAGCGTCAATTCTGCATCCTTATAGTAGCCATGTGGATCATCCACTGTTCGGCATTGAATTAAAGCTTCTTCCAAGCTAGATGTTTGATATTTGAATTCTTTTGTATCTGACCACCTACCTGTAGTTTTTCTTTGGATATGGTAGGTAGCTCTAATATTAGGCCACTTAATACAATGTAGCTCTGATACCATACTGATGCCTTTCAATTTCCATTGAGCACCAATTTCGTCTTCCAAGATTCCAACAAGTGTTACTACATGCTCATGTGCTTGAAAATCAGTATCAATTAGTTTTAAAGTACCTGTTGGCATAAGCCATTCAGTGAACTGATTGAAACGAGGTTTCATAGCGTAATAGTAACTGCATCAGGAAACAGTTTTTGCAGATGATTTTCCATTTCCTTACGACGAGCTTCACGAATATGAAAATCCGAATTTGGCGAATCATCACCAAGAAAGAATTCATATACTCGCTTTGGTTCTTCAATTCCTTTTTCTTTTCGAAGCGCTATAAGCTTTTCACGCATAGGAGAAGGAGCATGATAAGTATGAACACGCTTAATTGCTTCATCAATACAATTAGTAATGGATTCTTCATTATCACCAAAGTATTGACCACTACCTTCTTGATAATTATGTAATTGGCGAATAGCAAAGCTAAATCCACCAACAGTCATAGTACGACGAATACGAAGAAGTGATAGAAATCCTCCCGGATTATCCTTTACACCATATTCAATATAATTGAAAAGACCTTCTTTCAAAAGAACCATCATAGATGTCAGTTGCTTCTTAACTTGAAGTTCCTGATCAATCTTTTCTTGAGTCATCAGCATAATTCTTTACCGTTTAATTTCAGGAGGAAGAGCATTATAATAATGATAATTAGCAAGCCAACCATTAATCAATGCTTTAGCAAGAGTCTCATCTTCAGTGTAATACAATGAAGGCCAAGATTCCTTGACATACATATTGCAAAATCGTTGTCCAAGGCGAAGTTTATCTTGTTTCCTTGCATTATGGAGACTCAAGAATTTTGCATATGCTTCAGTAGTCATTGATCACCCTCATCAAGCCACTTCATAATACGTTCAAAAAGCGACTCCTTTACTTCACGAAATTCATTAACACAATGAAATCGCTTCTCTCCAGCACCCATAGTACGAAAGGTAATGCTAAACCAATCTCCAGTTCGATTATCGAAACAAGGATCGACATACTTAATGGAAGGACGATACTTTCCATTAGGAAGAAGACAAGTCCTAAAAGGACTATTTTCTTCTGCAACCTTCTTAAGAACTTGTGTAAGTTCTTCATGGGTCATTGGACGGCTCATGTCTTTTCCTTAATGACGAATAATTTTGAAATAGTCCGCAGTGATATTACCAGCACCTTCAAGGCGCTTGCTATTGTGACCAACCACTCCCCACACAATTGAAGCATTTTTATGTGAATCTACACTGTGGGCAGTTACCATAGCACGTTCAAGTACATCAAAGTTGGCGAACGGTTTGGTAAATTCAATGATACTACCAGTCTTAACGTTCATCTTCTTTCCAAAAATTAAAATGTTTATTAGGAAAGTGGGAGAGACCATTTAGATCTCTCCCTTCGTCAATCTGCTTGCTTATGCAAACGGATTGAAGAATTCATACCAACGACCATGGTTCAGACGATAGCTCGTTTGCATGTTACGAAGCTTTTCAGCTTCGGTATACTTCCAATTGAACAGAATGTCCTTGAAGCCTTCGCCCAGCGTTTTCAGGCATTCACCTGCATCACGCAGAACATAGAGCGTCTTGTCAACGATAAAACCACAAACCTTCTTGGTCTTATCGATAACATAGACAGTCACCTTCTTGGTACCATTCCATGCATACACACAAACCGACTGAACACCTTCAATCGTCCAGTTGATTGCCTTACCAGCACCTTCAACAACGTCACCGCAGAAGTCGCCAATCTTGTCGAGGATCGTAACTTGTTCGACCTTCGCATTCACGGCAGCATTTGCAATTTCTTCTTCAACATCGACACCAGCAGCATGCAGTTGCTCTTCGATAGCGCCTTTCAAGATCTCATTGTCCACTGCTTCTTGGACCGATTCCGGCTTGGGCATCGATGCTGAAACTGCTTCTTGCACGATTTCCTTTGCGGGAAGATGTGCATGTTCTGCAGCATTAACAATGTTAACCATCGCTTCAGCAGCATTAGCTACTTTCGATGCAATCGGACCGAGATCAGCAGATTCCTTCACTGCTTGAACTTGAGCCTTGATATCGACAACTTCGATATCTTTCGGAAGAATCAGCATGAAAAGTACGTTGTGATGCTTTTCATCGCTCGTAACCGAAACGATTTCTGCATCAGCACCGCATTCATGAGCGATGTGTTGAAGACGAACTTCAACTTCATCACCATTGCTAGGTGCTGCAACTTCTTGACCATCGATTTTTGCATCAAGAGAAACATGCAGAATCTGAGCCTGATGGCCATTCAGATCAAGTTGTTCTTCAAGTGCAAAGAACGAATCCTTGAACGTTGCTTGATACACTTTCAGCGATTCTTCCAGCTTGGTCAAGCTGAATTTCGAAGCATCCGTATTGAAAGTCGGGATGACGACTTTGATGTCCTTCATCGAACGTGCAACCGGTTTCTTAGCCGAAACCTTCTTAGCTGCTGCGTTGACGTTACCATTCTTTGCTGCGACGTTGATGTTCTTTGCCATGATTGAAAGAGACCTTATAGAGAATTAGAAGAGTTATTACTAAGTGTCTTGAATTTCGAATATTTCTATTCGTGATCAGGTGAATAATATATCAGCATTATATGCTTTAATACGCTTATTTCACCGGATCATACAAATATTACAAAGAGATAAAGCTACGTGCATTCAAAAGGAAGTCTTCAAATTCAGGAAGTTCCTTTTGCACATGAAGCAGATTGTTGAAGAGGCTCGTAAGGAATGCTGCCATATCTTCAGAAACTTCGATAGACGTACGGCCATTCAAACGATATACGATATTGACTTCCTGAACGATACTACAGATAATATCTGAAGCAGCATTAGCAAGATCTTTATCTTCAAATCGTTCAATACGAGAAGCAATTGCAAGCAACGTTACAGCCGTATCATTCCAAAGGTGAATTCTCGGAAGATATGCTTCGAAGTTATACTTTAGATAGATCTTGAATGATGTCAGATCGACTTCAGTACCTTCTTCCATTGCTCGTTCAATAGCATGCTGAGAAAGACGTGAAAGAGTCTTTTCAATTCTACTATCAGAATTATCTCCCAACATACCTTGCTTCTTTAATTCTCCAACGAAATCTTTAATCACTTCATTAGTCTGAAGTTCTTCAAAGAAATTCAGAACACGAGAAGGATCTTCCTTATCTAGCTTAATCAGCAGTGCAGCTGCTTTGTTAATGGCTTTATTCGTCAGATTGAAATTCTTCGACATGATTCTTTTTCCTTGAGAATGTTGGAATGCTTATATTGCGATCAAGGAAAAAATATATACTTATTAGCTATTTAAATACGATTAATCGTTAGTCTGAATATTACCCAATTTCTTGGGAATTAATACTTCCTTAGCTACTTGCTCAAATTCGGGCCATAGCTTACGAAACTTGACAAAAGGAATAGAAATTGTTACTCCTTCAACTTCAATTTCAACTTCACGCTTTTCTTTATTTGCTTTGATAGATGATGACATTTTCTTTCCTAAATAGTTAACAAAAATCTCGACTCCGCATATCTGGGTCATAGGCACCAAGATAATAATATATTTCTGAAGTATTAGTTAATGCTTGATGAATTTGCTGCTGATTGCCATAGATACTAATTTACATTTTTCCGGAATGCTAGTTAGGATCTTTACGGGGTTCCAGCAATTAATAGAATTTATACAGAGCCGTAAGTAACCCTGTTTGTCTGCTTGTTCTTCAGAAATTGGCTGACCATTGACGTCGATCTTATTATTACGCTGCACACTATGTACTGATTCAAGATTATCAGTATCACCTCTATCTGCTAAGGCATCTTGAATGTATTTAGGTAAATGTAATGTAATATCCTTAAATCGCTTTAAGTTATTCTTAGCATCACCTAAGCTCTTATTTGCAAAGAGCATATTAGTATTTTTAGTACTAAAGTTATAGATGTAATTTAGTGCTGCTGCAATAGAAATTGTTTTACCACGCTGACGAGATAGTAAGCATATCAAGTCAAAGTTATTAAAAATTGCCCAAGTAATAGCTAAGTTACCCGGATGCAATTCAAATTTAACAGTACCACCCGGAGCTACAATCTTTACTACTTCTCTTAGATAGTAGTAAGGATTTTTTGTAATTTCCGTAATGATTTTTGTCTTTTGTAACTCAGTTAGATTTTTTCTATGAGGATCAATACCTTTTAAACTTTTATCATAGAGTCGTAGAAAGAACTTGTTATTTTTAATACCACGTTCCTTCAAATACTTAAACATCTTGATGAAAGAAAGGTTCTTAGTCTCGGTGTCAATTACATAGTCACCATAGTCCGTTTCCCCATAGATAGCTTTATTGTAAGCTGCTTTACTAAGCGATACC